TATAATTTATAAATTTCCAAAAGTTTTTTGAAAAATATTTCCAAATTTCAAAAATATTTATTTTTAAAAAACTTTTTTGAAAAATATTTACACCGCCTTGACAAAAACATAATCCTTGCCATTGTTGACAAATTTCGTGTTTATTACCAATTTTTCTGCCATTTTTGCGACAAATTTCTTGTCTCAAATTTACATCATTGACAAATGCCTTGTCATATTTCTAGGAGAAAGACTCAACTCTAAACGAATTTCATATAGTCAATTAAAAGATAAAAGCTCATTTTGTCAAAAAGTGGTAAAGTCTTGTCATATTTGACATAAATCTTGTTGTATTGCACAAATATTTTGTCAAAATGTCAATTTTGACAAATATTTTGTCAAAATTGACATTTTATTTTAAATAAATAACATTTATAACATATACCATGTATCAATGTGTCAAGTGTCAGAAATTATTGAGTAGTCAAGCTCGGTTGGACTATCACATCTCGAAAAAAGTTTGTCGTAAACCCGATAAGATATGTTCTACGTGCGGTAAAATATTTTCTTCGAAACGTAATTGTGAACGCCATATGTTGCAAAATATCTGCAATAAAAATAAAAAAGTAGCACACGAAACGAATTACGTAAATTTATCCAAGGAGGAGCTAATTGCTAAATTAAATGAAAGCGAAACTAAGTACAAAACACTGCAAGAGAATCCACAAAATGTTAGTAATATAATCGTTTTCCCCAATGCTTTTGGCAAGGAAGATATCGATCATATTCGCAAAAAAATAGGAGATATTGTGGGTCCGTTAATTAAAAACCAAACATTTACAAGCATCCCTAGTTTATTCAACAAGATTCATAATTGTGAACAGTTGCCAGAATATCATAATGTGTACTCGGCCAGTGAACGGTCCAGTTTTGCCTTGGTCTCCGACGGGAAAACGTTCAAATATCGTCCTAAAAAGACCATCATCGACCAAATTATCGAAGATAAAAGATCGATCCTTAACGATTACGTTGATAATAACGGGGAACAACTTGGAGAAAAAGTTCTTAAAAAATATGAAAAATATCAGGATCAGTTAGATACTGATCCTCAAATCAGAAAGGAATTAGAACTGGAAATAGCTGGACTTTTATTGGATATGAAATCGGTCATCGCAAATGACGATAGAACACGACAATTATTAGACAAAGTAATCGATGGTAATTTCGAATTGACAACTAATGTTGAAAGTGCTCCGAATGTTATAGAGTAGGTCATTGATCTTGACCCATGGTGATAATTTAGAGGCAATCGGAAAAACTGATTTAAATTTATCATAGCCATGACCGAACAGACGAAAACCGTTCACTAAACATTCGATTTGGAAGGATTGTGTGTGGTCGATCTGACCTTGGAATGTGGTCTTTGTTCTTATAATAACCCGTGTTTTATTTGTATTGTTTTGGAGGCTAATTATGGGACTTGTTGGGTAAAATCAGAGGTGATGGTTCTGATATAGATGCCTATGAGTTGATAGATCACGTCAAAAAAATGATCATAAATAATGTGCCACACACTTGAGTATTTAATCAATGGTAGAATTGGAACTTTTACCAGAAACAATCGGTCATTTGTATCACCATGTAGTTATCCCATGTCTACCGAAAAACTATCTTAATCCAGAGGATATGTGTCATTTGGGGAAGCATACCCATCTCTCTTACCGACAATTATGCCCGAGATCGGTCTCACACGTGCTTGTTTAAGTGGATCGTTAACTGTAGCCTATTGGCTGGTGGAACACAAAGTCTTTACTGAAAAGAAAATTGTTTATGTCTTCAAATGGTGTTGCGGTATGGGTCGTCTGTTAGAGGCTCAATGGTTAGCAGAGAGATTTAACTTGACGTCCGTTGATGTTCGACGTGACGACAATTGTGCTCTTCTACAAAGTTGTCGGAATTGGTTCAATGGCTGACAAGTGACCACTGTAGACGTTCGAAGCGACAACAATTATGCTCTCCGACAAAGTTGTCGAAACGGTCATTTGGAATTGGTTCAATGGGTGGTTAGTAAACCATTTCGGTTTAAGTGTTGTAGATATCACTGATAACGATAATGAAGCACTACGGATCAGTTGTATTAAGGGTCGCATAAGAACAGTACAGTGGTTGGTTGATTGCGGTAGGTTAACCGTGCAAGATATCCGAGCCAATAATAATCAATTTTTTCTGTTGTGTTGGTGGACATTTAACATTGGCTCAATGGTTAACCGAACGTTTTCAATTAACAGTTGATGATGTTCGTACCGATGATAATCGAGCCCTCAGAGTGGGTTGTGAGAAAGGCGATCAATTATTGGTTCAATTGTTGGTCGAATATTTTCACCTCAATGCGACGGATGTCCGCAGTGTAGATAATTATTGTTTACGGATGAGTTGTGAGTGTGGTCGCATTAAAACGATCCAATGGTTGGCAGACAGATTCGCCTTAACTGATCAAGATGCACATGCATGTGAGAACTATGCCCTTCGTATGAGTTGCACCAATGGGTATTTGAAAGTGGTATGATGGTTAGACAAACGATTTCAGATCACTATCGAAGATATCCGATCTGCACACAATCAATCCCTTGTTATGAGTTGTGTTAATGGTCATTTATCTGTAGCAAAATGGATATATAATAGGTTTCAATTGACCGCTGAAGACATACAGTTATTACGGTCAATTGAACCTCATTCGGATGTTTCTAAATGGGTCGCAGAATGTCTCAAATTGTAAAATATACTTATGAATAAGTGATCAAATCAGATATATACCATGTTATCGGTCACTTTAAAAACACATCATGATAAATCAGTTCAAACACCCAGTGTTAGTTACGGATCAACCATTAGGACGATGATTGATAATTTTAATCAATATCGGAAATCTGATAGTCAACTGGTCAAATTGTATAACCCACACGGTCAAGAAATACCTAATCATTTATGGACAAAATTACAAATCAAAGAAAATATGATTTTCTTTGTCGATATGCCATGATCAGATATATTTAGTAATGTGTAAAATGCTCGACCAAATGATCCTTGATCTCAGGTGTCCAGCGAAGACGGGCTAGAGGTGTCCCAACTATCAACAAATGGGTCTCGAAAGTAGCTGGGATCATTCTGCGCTTACTACTTTGGTAATAAAAATGGTTTTTTTCTGGCAAGATAATTTCATCCAATAGGTAACCACCATTAATTAGCATTTGATACCCTTCACTATCTAGCCAATTCGGCATAATATAAATGAATAACAAATCTTCATTATGTTGCAGCAGATCAGTGATGACCCGGGCACTATCGATAAATACTTTTTCGATGAATGGTGGGTTAACTTCATATGTTCCCTGACACAACTGTGATCGATCTGCGTGGAAGAAGTTATCGGTCGCGCCAAACCAACGGTCGATATAGAATAGGCTGTAGTAGTTAGGTAAAACGGCATTAATTGGGGAAGCGAAGAGTTCAGTTGTAACCGACAATGATTTATTTAAAGTGGTAATTGATTTAGGTGGAATGGCCCATTGAAAACTAGGACCATCCAGCATGTAGTAATTGAAACTCATTTCGAAAATAAAAAAATTTAGATATTGTGGTGGACCACGATACCGAGACATAATCTGAGTATGAGTACTAAGGTTTAATTTGACATAGATTTCTTCCAAACGATAGACATAATATTTTTTATTATTGTGATAGGTTACAGTTTGGGTGACTTGACGGTTTAGATCAAAAGGGTTCTTAAAGTGATCGGATTTGATTTGATGGTACTTCTGGTAGAGTACTCCAACACGTTGGACCACTTGATCATAGAATTGGTGTACATGTTGTTGCGAGACTCCTTTCTCCTGTAAATGTCGTAGGATGTCGGTATCATCGGCGACATTGGAGTTTGGAATTAAGTGATAATTAACACCTGATTGGCATAAATTACGAATTAACCATTGTGCCCAAACTTTATAAATTTCATAATTTTTAGAAACCATACAGTTTTTAATAAAAAATGTTTTGAAATCTCTGAAATCATGATAGTATTGGATCAGTTCATCAATTGGCTGTGCCGTCGACATAAGGATTAATTTAATATAAATTAAATTAAATTAAATTAAATTCAATCTTAATCGAATTTTAAAAAATTCCTGATTTAATTTAATTTCCGATTTCAAAATTCACTAATTTGGGATTGCTAATCCCAAATTGACATTATTTCCAACCTAACCTTATCTTTTAACCCAACCAAAAGTACCATCCGTATTAATTCGGCAAAGCACTACCGTATTGACCATACTCGGACTCAGTCCCATTAGAGTTCCATTGGTACTATATGCAACGTAACAATTGCCTCCACTATCGGTCGTGATTCGGGGATATATTTCATCGAAAGTGCTATTGAAGTCAGATGTCTGTCGTATCCAGACTACATCGAGTGTTACCGTATTAATTTTGATCACTACGATGTCAGCCTGTCCAATATGAGATTGTCCTGAAACCGCACCATATGTTTGATATGAGACATATATAAAACCAGAACGGTATGTGATCGATGGATGAAGGTCATCATCGGGTGTGTTAAAAATGTTATTTTGGATCACCTTAATGACTTGACCTAATGGGTCAATCTTACAGATCACTAAATCAGCCAATCCAGTATTGCTTTGTCCACTGACTGCTCCACCTACGGTGGTATAACACAGATAAAGATAACCCAAACTATCAATAGTAATCACTGGTTCGTCATCAACGAAGGTCGTGTTAAAGGTGGGTTGTTGTAGAACCCAAGGCGCACCACCAGATAGAGTCAATACCTGACCATCTAAGTCCATTTTAACCAAGACGATATCGATTTCTCCTGAAAATTGTTGCCCAGTAATTCGACCCTCACATGCGTCGGCAAGATATAATAAATTATTGACTTGATCACACTTTAGATGGGGTGCATAATTGCCTCGGAAAGAATTAAATGTTTTACTTTGTTTGATCCATAACACATTTCCACTTGGATCCATCTTAAAGATTACGATATCGGTTCGATCCTTGAGACTGGTCCGATAACCTCCAGAGGCACGACCATAGGTCTGATACGCCACATACAGATTACCAAGTGAATCAACATCGGCGGTCGGAGACTGATCGGATCGGGTCGTGTTGAATGAAGGTTGTTGTCGAACCCATTGGATAGCGCCCAATGAATCCAGTTTTAGAACCACGAGATCATCAGGAAATAGTGTAAATGCACCACTAGTTGTACCATCGGTTTGGTAGACCACATAACATCCATCTATGGTGGTCACGATTACTGGATCACGATTGGAGTTAACACCATTAAAAACTGGGTCTCGTTGAATCCACAGGGTATCGCCGTTACTATTTTTTTTAACAATTACGATGTCGCTTCTTTCGGTGGAGGGTTGTCCTGTGATCGTGCCATTAGTATAGTATGTCAGATATAAGTTATCAGTAGTATCACTGGAGATGGAAGGGCGTTCTTCTCCGGGATAGAAGAACTTAAAAACTACTATATCTTGACCACCCGTATTAGTTTGACCTGTATTAGTTCCACTGGTTGTATTAGTGATATAGATATTACCTCGGCTATCGACGGCGATTCGAGGGACATAGCTATCGTTATCACCAGTAGCATTAAAGAACGGTTGTTGTAACACAAATTGAGTATTACCATCAGTATCTAACTTGGTAATTGCCAAATCTACTCCAGCGGATAAGGTTTGTCCCGATGTAGTGCCATGTGTTACATAGGTCGCATAAACATTACCAATCGGATCAGATGCAATCGCAGGTAAAAAATCATTATCATCTGTATTAAAAGAGGGTTGTTGGCGGACCCAGATGGTATTTCCATCGGTATCCAGCTTGACAATTACCACGTCGGTGAGTCCCGTATTGGTTTGACCTGAGGCGGTTCCATTGGTTGCGTAAATAAGATAGACATTACCAATAGCGTCACAAGTAATATCACATGATTCGTCAAATCCGACCGTATCGAAAGAGGGATTCTGGCGAACCCAGATGGTATCACCATTAGTGTTTAATTTGCCAATAACAATATCTCTTGACCCAGTGTTCGTTGCACCTGATGCGACACCGTTGGTATCATAAGCAAAATAGACATTACCACTAAGATCAGATGTGATCGCAACCGTCGCATCCGACAAAGTTGTGTTAAACGACGAGTTTTGCCGTGTCCATTGGAAATTACCATCAGTATCCAATTTAAAAATAATGATGTCATCATTACCCCCAGTATATGTTTGTCCACTTACTGTTCCAGCACTACTGTAACCGACATAGACATTTCCTTGTGGATCACACGTAATTGCAGTGTTAGTGTTCCAATCAATCGTATTGAAAGATGGTTGTTGTCGAATCCACAGAGTATTACCATTAGTGTCCAACTTAAAGACGATGATATCACTCAACCCAGTTTGCGTTTGCTCAGAAGTTGGGGTATCTCCCTCATAGGCGATATATGAATTACCTAGTGAATCAGTAGTGATTCGTGGTAATGCTTCAAACCCAGACGTATTAAAGGACGGTTGTTGACGAATCCAGACCATGTGTCCTTTAGAATCAAGTTTAAAGACCACGATATCATATGATCCTGTATTAGTTTGACCCGATATCACTCCATCGGTATAATAACACACATATGAATTTCCAAGTACATCTAGACCAATCGATGGCCAGTAATTGAGTTGAGATGTATTAAAAGTAGGTTGTTGAATCAACCATTGAAAAATGGGTGTTGTCATGAGATATATATATATATCTACATATCATTTTATTTACATTAAAAGACATCTTCCAGATTCTTCTTCAATTGGACAAGAGGTAGAGACGTTGAGAGTCGAAACGCTACTATGGATATCGAAGTCTTCTAGGTTGACCTTAGTGTCAACATCTGTTTTATCTGGAAAATTAAGAGAAATGCTATCGTCAATTTCTGTATGTTTCTTTAGCATTTCCAGTTCTTTCGACAACCGTTTTCTCTTGAGTAAAGGATTAGCCCAACGACTGGTAAATTCATCATTTTTTCGAAGGTCATCCAAATCCTTGGCAATCATCGTGGACAGTTGGATTGGGATTAACTTGTTGCTGGATAGGATCATTTGCATTGATAATGCGGTACGGTTTTCTGGTAGATTATACGGTTCTTTATCACGATTATTATAGATATAATCGATTAGATCGGTAATGTTATCATTAAGTAGTTTTAAATACATCTCTTTTAGATTGGGAACACAAAAATATCGATAATCTACTAATTTAGTCTTCGGTAGTTCCGTTGCGGGGAGCGTCTCCTTAATATCAACGACTGCTGGGGATGAAGTTTGATTGGTTGCCATGTGGTATATGTATATATATATCATATTTGTTTTAAATATATTGAGTTGAACGACTTGAAAATTTGGATCATTTTGAACTGTGAATGATTTTGAAATTTGAATGATTTTGAAATGTGAAATTCAATCAGTCTAATGAACCTTATCTGTAAAATTGTAAAGTGATTTGACGTAGTTAAAGGAACATCCTTTGTCCTTCAATAGGCGATATATGGTCTTACTTACGTGATTACGAACGGCACACATAAATGGTGTCCAACCGTACGATGAGGTAGAGTTAGAAATCTGCATTGGGTCGGCACCAGTATCCAATAATAACCGACAGACAACGATTTGTGTATGATGGTCATATCGGTGTAGATTCATAAATAATGTGGATAACCAGCATTGACATCAATATATTGTAATAGTTCCTTGATAATTGGTGGGCTTTCACCCTGACAGAGTGCAACATGTAGTAACGTGTTACCACTATAAAGATCACGCATGTCGATCTTTCCAACTAATTGATGATCGGTGATCGTTTTCCGAACTAAGTCCCAGTTACGAGACCATGCGAGTGTGAAGATCCAATCGATTTGTGCCATTAATATGATATTAACAATCAAATCAAAATATGATATTAACAATCAAATCAAAATATGATATTAACAATCAAATCAAAATATGGTGATCAAAATTTTGATTTTGTTCTACACGGCTGATTAGTAATTGTAACAGTGATGTTTCTAAATTTATGAAACATTAAGACCATTGACGTAACTAACCTAACCTCCATGGATCTTCGTCAGAACCATATCAGAGAAGTTGGTGTACAAACCTTGGCCAATTTTCTATGTGACAACCATACCCTAACTTCATTGGATCTTGGTCAGAATCAGATCGGAGTTATTGGTATCGCGGTATTGATTGAGGCTCTATCCGACAATCACCACCTAATCACTCTGAATCTCGGTTGTAACCAAATTGATGATGTTTGTGTGCAAACCATAGCCAAGTGGTTACAAACAATTACACCCTGACCTCATTGGATCTTCGCGACTGATGGTTCAATCCATGGGCAAAAATTAAGGTGTGATACGGCACATGTTTGTCAATTGGAACAATTACCACGATAGACGGGAAGTCTATCTACCAATTCTATAATCTTCGGGCGGTAAGTTTGCGTGATTCAAATTTTGAATATATACTAGGACATTTGGTATCATTGCCAAATTTTGAACCCGATTTATCCCGTGTTTGTGTTCCCTGGAATCCATTTTTTATGGAGGAGTCACAAGCGTTAAACTACAGTGGCATCACTTTCGAGATGGAGAACAGTGATCAATTGAACGAGATCAATTGTTAGGAGACCATCGAATACAATATTATATTGAGAAGAGGATCGTATAATGCTAAAAAAAGCGAAAAAAAGTTGGGACTCACACATGGTTAAATTCAAAGAAATGTCAGAGAAGCACTGAACAATCCGGTACGTTCAGATGCGAATTAGATGAATGGTGGTGCGACGCGGTCTTCCAATGGATGACGGATATGATGCAGAAACCCACCATATTCTTCTTGGACACTAGCAAAACTAGCGTTACATAGGTCAATTAATTGCGCATATTGTGGTAGGAGTTGGTCTTGTTGGTCAGGTTGATTAACCACTGCTTGTTGATAAATGTCAACTGTTGCCAGATACAAATTGAGAATATCGGCGTATAGTAATGACAACACTTTGCCTTGACTAACATGATAAACTTGGCGACTCCAAGCGGTTTCCGTGATCTCTCCCATCAAATATCTAATTTGTAAATTTTGTAGTATTTCTTCTACTTCGGTCACAATCAGGGATTGATTATATTTTTTCCTTTTGACTAACCGAACCGCATTACTGTCGTCCCACAGACATTGTAGTAGTGATGGGTCGATCTTTTGTTTTTCGATTAGATCCCTTTTGATCCGATCGCGATACATTGAAAATTCCTGTGTTATACAACTTCCCTCTGGTGGATGGATCGGGGAATCCCTGAGTGGCACATTCTGAGAAAAATGTTGTAGATTGAGATAATGTCCATTGCTACTGATTTGTAGGATATTTCCTGTATTCCAATCGAAATGGGTGCGACAATTGGTACAAAACATGTGATCGCACCCTGTAGTGCGATGAATTGATGCGCAACAACGTGGGCATGGTTTGCTATCATGTGCTAATAAGGCAATCGATTGTAGATTCTCGATCTTACAAACGTGGTTTAATTCCATTTTCTCGCGACATCTGAGACAAACAGAGACTTCACATAGACCACAACAACCATCTTCAACAAATCCACGACAATTGGGTATAGGGCATGGGAAAACGGTTCCGATTCGGCTGATCGACGAAATTTGTGGTCGAGGAGGGGTGGTCATACGAATGCCGAATCTAGTTTTTTTTTTCTGTTCTCTGACCGTTTTTTCCCATTCAACCAAGGGTTGTATTACTTTTAATTGATCTTTTTGTGTTGTCATCAATTCGTTGACTATTTTCGACTTAATGACATTGTCGACGAAATTTTTACCCAAATGGTCGACTAAAAAGTGATGTTTAAATTTCATGTGACACGAGATACAATCACCTTTCGCGTAACGCCGTTGACATGACAAACAAAAATTCTGATTACAATTGGGGCACACTAGACTCTTGGATTGATTGACTTCGTTACAACAGATCACACATTCGACTCGATTGGCCATGGATGTAATTAGGATTACAAAGATGAGATTTGATTGATCAAATTTTGCGATCTTGGTAAATTTGACATTTTTTGTCAAATTTACTTTGATTTCGGTAAAATGACCGACTCGACAAATTGTTGGCAATTTTTGATGAAATTAGGTGAAATGCGGATAGCTAATGTACCCATACACGAGATCAATAATTTAGTCATTTCTGTGGTTTTTGTCATTTGATTGTAAGGATTAATTAAGATCCAAAATTTATAGGCATCACCCAAGACCATGAGTTGGATTGCGGTATCAGTATCGGCGTCCAATAGTTGGGCAATGGTGATATAGGGAATCTGGTTCAAGCCAGGGGCACATAGGGTTTCCCATGGAATTTTCGATAACAGATTGAAGAACTCTAAAATTGCCAAATCGTGGTTGATTTTCACATAAAAAAATCCGAGATTGGTCAAGTTGTTGAGTAATTCGAACTGTTTTAAATCAGTGAATTCAGAGATTTTGAACTGTTTTTGCACCGTTTCATAATCGATCATGTCAGTCCAAATCTTGACATAATTGGCTAAATTTTCAACATCTTGTCGATTAATAATTGGAGTATCGTGCTCGTGTTCGTGTAGGTGAGCACACTTGTGCTCGTGGACACGAAGATCAAGGTCCAGTTCTGGTGACTGAACGGGTTCTTGGCGATTGACTAAAATTTCACAGAAATCATGGATTGATTTCTCCATCTAAACTAATTTCCACTCAAAGAAGATAAAAATATATATCAAATTTTTGGGGGACTACAGTCCCCCCATAGCCCCCCACACGACCAACTAAATTTTTGAGGTGGGTTCATTGATGTTTTTAATGACAGTTAAACCATTACAATTGAACAGTCGTTTTTCGATTTCCTAATCAGGATGAGAGATGATAAATTCAACAACTGCGGGCCATAATCCCATGGTGATTTCCAGTTGATGAAACTTAGACTCAGTTTATATATATATAACGCTAGATGTACATATAAATGATCAAAGTGGCTGTTTTATATACTGGTTTGGCTCGAACGATTGTTGATACTTTGCCCTATTTCAAGACTCACGTCCTTTTGAATGACAATGTCGATGTCTTTGCGGTTGTCCAGAACGACGTGTGTCCTAATTTGGAGGAACTGATAATAAGAGAAATGGGTCATCACTTAAAACATTTTATGTTATTTGATCCTAAATCAGATGAATTCATTAAATGTCGTGAAAGATTACTTGAAAATATCAATCTTAGTCCGCACACGGTGGCATATTTGAGAAATAGTGGTTCAATGATCGAGTATTATCAATTGTATCTAGCCTCTATTTATATGTCCAAATATGAGTCAAATATAGCCAAGAAGTATGATTTTGTGATGAGAGTTAGGTGTGATGTGATTTTTCCAAATCCGATTGATTTTCAGTGGCTCAATATCAATGACACAGAGATCAAACAAATGGCAGAAACGGTGACTCAAATCAAGGGAGTTACCGATTTGGGTCAAATTAATAAGTATTTAATGAATATGCTTCTCAATCGTGGTCGTCTTCAATCGATCACCATAGATCAATCGGAAAATGTGACACATCGGATATCGTCTTTAATCGATCAAGATTACTTACGTAATGGTCGATATATTTTGCGTTTTAGGAAAAATGTTTTTTATGTAGTCAATCGAAAATCATTCACATTTATCCCATTAATTGGTGTCATGTATGGAACATTTTATCACAATGATCCGTATTGGTGGAACGCAGAATCACAATTTTTTATGATCTGTCAAGAAGCGGGTTTAGACATCTATGATTCAGTATCTGGGTTAGAAGATAGTAGTCTCTATAAATACGACCAAAACAACTATTTTGATAATGATGGACAATTGATCAACAAAGATCAATTAGTTTTTTTTATTATGAGAAAACTGCGATTATTTAGACTTTAGATGCCCAATCACATAGTGATCAAATGCGACTAATAGATCACACTTTGATTGACCCAACGCGATCCCCCAAGCATCCTTTAATTTAACACCACGTACTATATGTGACTCTTTGTCTTGATAAACCACAAAACGACCAGAACCGTGGTTCATGACTAACAATTGATCGTATGATAGCACGACTACACCCCAAGGTATATCCAAGTGTCGATGTCCACCCAGATGTTTCTTTAGGGTTCCACCAGACGTGTACAAGTTGATTCGCCCATGACCCTTCACCAATTGATTAAAATCAGGACCGCTCGATATGTCGAGTAATCCATAGGTCACATACAATCGATTTGAACATGAACATGAACGCGAACTAGGAACAATGTTAATTGGTGTATAATTATTTGGTAAATGTGAATCAACAAAGAGATTTTGATAGGTAGATAAGTACTGGTAATTAGTGTCATACACATCGATGCAACGGTTGGCCATGTCGGTCGCATACAATTTATCACCAGAAATCGCAATCCCAGTGTAAATGGCATGTTTATCGTTCCTAACAATTTTTGGTTCAAATCCACGGTTATCCCCAAGATTGACGAGGTTACTATAGAAATAGATCATTGAATCGGATTTTACGGCAATCAAATCACTTGATGCACTGCTGTCCCCGTGTTGAATCACAAAACCTTTTAGTGGATTACTTATAATTGCGGTCCCAGAACGGGAATTAGATGTCTTGTGAGACGTCCGTGTCTTGTGAGACGTCCGTGTCTTGAGCGCTACAGGTGTCTTGAGCGCCACATGTGTCTTGAGTGCTACAGGTGTCTTGAGCGCTACAGGTGTCTTGAGCGCCACATGTGTCTTGAGCGCTACAGGTGTCTTGAGCGCTACAGGTGTCTTGTCATCCATGTGTGTGGTCAATGGTGGTGCTAATAGACTTAACTGTGCGGACGTCAAAAGATCCGCATAATCAAGTCTCAAACTCTGGTTAGTCGTATCTAAGAGTAGTGGGAGGTACGCGTTGTGCGCTTGTGCTAGTAAACTCGCAGTTGAACTACTAATTTCGGTTCTTCGTGGATGCCACACGCAGAAATTAATTAAAAATTGGATATTATAAGTCCCTCTAAAATATCCATTAGGACCATTGTAGAACGCGTTCAGTGAAATTTCATAGACTGATGGCTGTTGGGCAGTAGTACCCAACACTGGTGCGAATTGATTTAATATTGGAACAGTTATAATGGCTTGTGTCCTTTCCGCCACAATTGTTTTTTGTAACCATAATAAATCACTCAATAATTCTAATTGTGGGGTTAACAAGGCATCTCCACCACTATGTGGTAAAAAAGAAAATGGATCATGTATGGTTCGACCACACAAATCATAAACTGTAACTTTTGGTGGAATCGATCCACCTTGATCGTAATTTCCCTTATTAACTACCCATATTGCCTTGCGGTGAGGCAGAGAACAATCTTTTACAACTAATAATCCACCACACTCAATTAGGTTGGGATCTGTATTTTTAGCCACATGCGAACGATTAGAAACGAGAAACTTTAATTTGTATTTCATCTATATATACAAATGTTTATTTTTGAAACATAAATTCCAAAAATTGAAAAATGAAATTTAATAATATTATCGAAGACATAATAATATTATTGAAGACATAATAATATTATCGAAGACATAATAATATTATTATGTCTTCAATAATATTATTATGTCTTCGATAATATTATCGAAGACATAATATTATGTCTTTAATGGATCTGGAAACACATAAAGAAAGACGCTGTGCTTTCGTACATTTTTCTCAACTGGACTGGACTCCAGCCTCAATTTGATTTAATCAATCAATTTGGGGGTAATCTTGCAATCCTCTTTCAAAAAAAGTATTTTTTGATCGATAAGGAAATATGTTATGATTATTTTGGCAAATTAAATCATTTTTTGTAAATATATTCCATTACAACCTGACCTATCTGTTGGTGTGTGATAACCAATTTCGTAGAGTTAGGCATTTATTCCTCGGAATTCGTTTTTTTGTAAAATTATATTATCCCAGTACAATATATAATGATGCAAAGTCTCAATTTAATTCCACTACACTTACTTGATCAGCCACAAAAGGCACAACTATTAACCATCTTATCCAATCCTCAAGTTATGAAATTTATTCAAACTGGTAAACCTTGGGATCAAGAATATCTCGACACCTTAATCAAATCCAGCCATGATGAAGCCAATGTCGACCCCCAAACCAAACAATATTTCCATTGGGGAATCGTCGATCAACGTCAAGTAATCGGATATCTGGGATTAAGACCCACTGGAATCAAGGTAACCCCAGGGTCGCAGATTAGAATTTTACTCAGTCTCGATACACAAGGTAAGGGATATGGTCGAAGACTTCTGGAAATGGTACAATCAATGCCGATTTTATGGGGTCGCATGATTTGGGGATTTACCTCAAATCCAGTCGCAGTTAAGTTGTTCAAGAACATGTGGATCGAGGGACCAGAAGTCACGATCAGTGGGAAAAAGAACAAATCATTCTTTGTGTGGGTCTTTCACCGATGTAACCAGTGTAAAATCAAAAAATGTTATTTGGATCGTCTCAAATTGCTTCCATTGTACGAGCAACTCAATTATCAAGTCGGGAATATCACATATACGAAACCGACCATTGCTGACAAAAATTTCGCCATCTTTGGGGAAGCAGGTCTCGATCACTCTCAATTGGTCAATCTACTGACGGCCAATGGTTACAACAATCAATCAGCATCGATCTATTCTGAAACCAAGAGTGGTAAACGAGCATTGGATCAATACATTCAAGATCGACCATTACTCCATCTATTCATGGTGGAACAAGGGTATTTAGATCCACACAAGACGATCTACCGTTTCTCTCCGTGGACTTACCAAATCGCTTCTTACTTGAGAAACCTGATCAATGATAATTCACATACAGCAATTACTGACAAAGGATCATTGTATCTCAATATCAAACAACAATTTCCACAGTTAATTGATCAGGGACATGTCCCACGCACTTATGTTCAGGGTACCGCTGATTTTGAACAATATCTAAATATGAAAGGACCAGTGATCGTTAAGCCATTTGGAACACAAGCGTTTGGTGGGGAAGGAATTGAGGTCTTTACAGACATTAGCCAAGTTAAACTCAAGATCGAATCAAGCACTAATCCCAACTTCCATTATGTCGTTTCCGAATACGCCGATGATGTGATGACCATTCAATTGGACGATCAACAAGGTGGTCGCAAATTCCATCTGAGGGCTTACCTTGCACTATTCCCACGATATACAAATGGTTCAAAAATCAGAGATTTTACTAATTTAAGTGCTTCCGCCACAATTGGAGGAGATCGTAATTTGACTATGGTTCCAGACCGTGTTGATTGGGAATTGTGGGATGATTGTAAAATCTTAACAGCTTCCGCGCCGTATCAAAAGGATCATTATGATGACCGAAGTATCCATGATACTCATGTCAAGTCAACTCCTCGCAACTTATTCTTATCCACTGATGCCCACCTAATTACCGATCACCCGAAGGAGTTCAAAAATTCGGTTTATTCACAAATGAAACAAATTTGTGGTAATTTGGTCGAAATCGTCAAAACACATCTACGACTGTTTCCAGAAACCATCGATGGATTTGAAGTATTTGGTCTAGACTTCTTGATCGTTAAGGGTCAACCGCAACCCAAGGTCGTTTTGATCGAAGTCAACGATCGCGTAGGGTATCATAATATCGGTGATTCACACGACGAACAATACACACAGTTCTCTAAACGATATTATCAATGGCTTTATACATCAATCATTCAACCATACTTCACAGGAACTCTACCGCCACCCTCAGTCACTATGACGAGTGTCGAAAAAGGGAAATTTAGGTACCAGAAGATTCATCCAGCCATCGAGATTGAACGAGCCAAGATTCTTGCCCACATATTTGATCAGTTCCATGCGGTATGTTTACAGTTCAAGCCCAAATTTAAAAAAGATAAATCCAAATATATATTCACTCGTTTCTGTTGGGCGAATCTGACTAATCTCGATCCAGTCATTCCTTATCGAGATGATAATAATTATATGACTAAACAATTGCGTATAGACTTGGATAATTATGGATTCGATGTCAATCAAGTTTTGGAACAAATCAAACTCTCTGAACTCATCAAAAACCACTTCACTACATTTTTAGAATTTTATCACCAAGTTGACGAGACTGAAACGGTTGAGATCTCCACTCAACCGAAAGGAACTTTAACGTATAATCAGATCCCTGTTGCATGTAACCAGCAAGTCTGGGATAATCTTGAAAAGTTCTATAACAACCAATTTAGGGATAAATTAGTCCTATACTATTGCCTATTGACACGATATAATATATTCAATGTGGGTAACCAACAACTATCGGTCATGCCAACCGTGAAGAACGCATTGACTCAACAGTTTAAGTGTGATTTTGAACTGTTCGGATCAGCCATCAATCGGACATATTCACACTACTGTTCACTCTTCGTCGACTTAGAAAAATATTTTGGATCCATGGGAAGTTTCTATGATTATACACCTAAACAAGGTGCTTATTTAGCCAATCCGTCGTTCGATGAGAGTATCATGGAACTGATGGCTTACAAACTAATCGAAGCACTTGACCACACCGATCAACCATTGGGATTCTTTATAACAATCCCTGTGTGGGACACGCAAACTGTCCAACAAATTTACACCAAATGCGGAACTGAGCGACCATCACAAAATTACCCATTCAAAACATTAGAGGTTTTAATGGGTTCTAAATATTTATTCCACAAATACACCATTTGTAGGGATCAATTCCCTTATTACAATATCGCTATCAATCAAACAATCAATGTATCCAATACATATTTGATCGTTCTTAAAAATCAACAAATGAATTGGACAATGAAACAAATTGACCACATGTTGTCCACAATCAACCCACCAATCATTCCTGTCAAATAAAATTTGACCAAATATTTTATGCAATGTGATATGGGTTGGACATAGTGATGTCCAACCGTTGTACATGTTTAAAAATTGATGGATTGCGATGTACCAGAAATACTAGCAAGACCAATCCCCTCTTCTGTTGGCAACATCAACATTCAATCACACCAAAACAACCCTTGGTAGATATAGAACCTAAGGTTCAGTCAAGTGAACCTGATGTTCCGCCAGAAGTTGTAACACCAGAGGGACCGCCCGATGTTGAACCAAAAGAGACATCGAACGTTGTATATGATCCTAAGATACCAGATCCTAAGATACCAGATCCTAAGATACCAGATCCTAAGATACCAGATCCTAAGA